GATTATTATGGAAATCAAGAACTTGGAATTCCTCCATATTATGTACAAGTTAAATTTCCAGCTAATTATGACACATCTGGTTTAGATAGATGGTATCCGCCATTGCTTGATGTTCATAATTTATCGTTACCACAAGTTGGTGAAGAAGTGTTAGTTATATTTGTAACATCTGGAGATAAAAGCATGGGATTTTGGATCTCTAGATCTGATTGTCATCAAACTTTTTCGACAAACGCTTTTAAACATATGGATTTTAGTGCAGTAGATACAGACCAAAATACGTCTGCTGGTTTTCAAAATCAATTATATGGTTTTGGAAATACAAAAGATGACGTTATAGAAACTGCAGATGTTGAGCCCGAAATATTTTATCCTACACCTTATCTCAGAATGAAACCAGGTGATGTATTTATGCATGGTAGATCTAATACACATGTTATAAATACATTTGATACAAAAAATTATAAAGGTGTTATTGACATATTAACAGAAATTGAAGAATCTAAAAAAGAATTTTATGAACAAGAATTTCATGTTAATAGTAATGGCGCAAGAGCTTTATTCACTACATTAAGTAATTTAGATAAAATTGTTATTTATGATGATTTAACAAAGAAATTTGAATCTGGTTTTGGTGATTCACAAGATGACTCATATGCATTGATACAAGCTAACCAAATAAGATTAATAGCACCAAATGGAAATACTGTTAATCATATAATATTAGCAGAAAAATATAGGAATTGGTTATCAAAATTTATAAGTAATATAAACTCTATTTTAGTTGATATGACAAAACAATTGAAAGATTTAAATACTAGCTTTTATAGTTTTGAAACAGCTTTAAATTTGCATACTCATATTGCAGCAACAGGGCCAACTAGTGCTGTAATGCCTACTCAAGTTAGTACAAATGATGTTCGTAATGCAATAAATCCATTAATTGATAGTATTAATAAACTAAATGACACAATGTATAAGAATTTAAATTCATTAAATGATGATGCTTTTTCAAAAAATGTAGCAGCGAATTAATATGTCAATACCAAATTTGCCAAATATTCCAAATATCCAAAAAGTTACTATTCCATCTTTGCATGGTCCGACTATAACAGCAGAAAAAATAAGTCTTGCTCCTATAGCTTTGCCACCTGTTAAATTACCAAATATTGATGTTCCAAAACCATCTGTGAGTTTACCAACAGTACCGCCGTTTCCAGCACCTCCGGCGTTGCCAGGTTCACCTATAAAAGACAAGTTAACTGCGTTAAGTGTTCCGTCACCTCCTGGTGTTTTTGCGATTGGTGTTGTCATTGCAATGCTTGGAATGTTAGCCAAGATGACAATTGATCTTAAAAGTGCAAAAATAACAATTCCTGGTGCTGATGAATTTGGTGATCAATTCAAAGATTTAGCAACTCCTCCACCAGCTCCATTACCAGTGACATTACCTATTATAAAACAATTAAGTAATAGTTATAATGAAATTAATCAACCTGTATTAGAAGCTTTAGTTAATGTTGATAGCGTTCCAACAAATTATACTTTTAATTTTAATGACACTAATGATTTTTCTAATAGTCTTGATACATATACTGGTGTTGTAAATGACGCGAGTGATACAACTATAAAAGCTACTGTGATTGATGAATTAGTAAATAAGAAATCTTATTATTATAGACTTTCTTTACAAAATGCTAATGGTAATGCAGTTAGTGATACAAAAACTTTAACTTTTATTGGACAAGTTATTAAAGATATGCCATTAATACATTCTTTAAGTAATACATTTAACAAAAATGGATTTCCTATATTTAACGCTAATGTTAATGTTAGTAGTGTACCGACAAGATACACTTTTGAAATTGGTAAAGTAGTTGATGATTTAAATCCAATTAAACTTGTTGGTTTTGTAAACGCACACGATAATGTTGATATTAGTGCGACTTTAAATGATAAACAATCAGAAGAATTAATGTCTGGTGTTCAATATTTTTATGATTTAAAATTAGAAAATATAAATGGATCTGAAGTAAGTCAAACATTGTCATTTATAGCTGGTGAGACTAAATAATATTGGAGATGTAAATGCTTAGTGCTCCTCAAATAAATTTTAAATTACCTTTAAATGTTGGTAATTTAGGTGCTTTTGAAATGAATGATAACACAAAAGATGCTGTTAGAGAGAATTTAAAACTTACTATATTAACAACAAAAGGTGAAAGAGTTATAAATGATGTAGGATCTAAGTATAACTTTGATGTTTTTACTCAGACAAAAGAAGAAGTGCAAACAGCTATTATAAGCCATACTAATGAAATAATTAATACATATTTTCCTTTTTTACAAATAGATAGTTTAGACGTTTTTACTCAAGATGATAATAATGCTATAGAAGACAATCAAGTTTATGTTAAGCTTATATACTCATTTAAAGGTATAGAAGGCTTTTCAGATCAAATAAATTTTGCGATTTAATATAGAGAAAATAAATGGCAACACAATCAGAATTAAAAAGAATTGCAGATATAAAATATATAGCTAGAGATTTTGATACTTTAGTAACTGTTTTGAAGAATCATTTAAAATATCAATTTCCAGATAGTTATAAAGATTTTTCTGACACTTCTAGTGGTATAGCATTTCTTGAATTAGTAGCTTATGTTGGTGATATATTAAATTTTTATATAGATAAACAATTTAATGAATTATTTTTAAGTACTGCACAAGAAAGAAAAAATTTAGTTGCAGTTGCTAAAAATTTAGGTTATCAAATAAGAGGAAAAAGTGCATCTAATGCTCAATTAAATGCTACAGTAACATATCCAGCGACTGGTTCTGATACTGCTAATTTAGAGTTTGTAGTTTTAAAGGGATCACAAGTAACAACATCTAATGGAGTAAAATTTGAAATAGTTAATGATATAGATTTTTCTTCTACGTCTAATAGAACTGTTTCAGTAAATGGTGCTAATACAACAGTAAGTATAACTGGGAATACTGCTGTAAATGGTGAAACAAAACAAATATTAGTTGATGTACAAGATCCAGTTTCTTTTTATAAGATAACATTGCCAGATCAAGATGTACTTGAAATAACTTCTGTAACTTCTTCTGATTCTAATACTTGGTATCAAGTAGATTATCTTGCACAAGAAAATCAATATCATGGAGTTCAGAATGATTATTCTACTAGTTCTTCCGTACCTTTTATTTTAACATTAAGAAAAGTACCAAGACGATTTATAATAGAAAAAAATGAAAATAATATAACAACTTTGACTTTTGGATCAGGAACTATATCTACTTCAGATGATGATTTTATTCCGAATCCTTCTGACTTTTTGTTGCCTTATACAATACGTGGTATAGAAGATGGCTTCACTATACCAGATATTGATCCAGAGAATTTTTTGAATACGGGTACTTTAGGCGCTGCTCCAAATCATACTACTATGACGATAAAATATAGAACTGGTGGTGGGTTAGCATCTAATGTAGCTTCTAATGCTATACAATATTTTAGCAACTTACAGTATAGGTTTGTTATTAGTACGTCATTATCTGCATCTCAAAGAAATAGAGCTATAAGTTCTTTATCTATAAAGAATCCTTATCCTGCAATTGGTGGACAAGATGAAGAAACAAACGAAGAAATAAGGCAATATGCTTCAAAATCATTTGCTGCTCAAAATAGAGTTGTAACAATACAAGATTATATTGTTAGATCTATGACTATGCCATCTCAATTTGGTGCACCATTTAGAGTACAAGCTAGAAGAGATTTTAATAGTGATTTTGGTATACAAATAATAGTTATAGGAAGAGCTCTTGACGGAACATTATGTAAGACTCAAGACCAATTAAAAATAAATTTAGGTAATTATTTGTCTAAATTTAAACCAATATCTGATAGTCTAAATATAACAGATGCAAATATAATTAATTTAAGAGTATCATTTGGTATAGTAGTAAATACTGCGTATAATAGAGATCTTGTTTTAGGAAACTGTTTGATAATGTTAAAAGATTATTTTAAAATTGATAATTGGCAAATGGGAGAATCTATAGTGTTATCAGATATAAGTTCTGAGTTGATGAGAATACAAGGAGTCATGTCTGTAACGAATATTGGAATAGATAATTTAGTAGATATTTTTAACGGAAATACATATTCTAGTTATAATTTTTCTATAGCTGGTCATATGAAAAATAATATTTTAACTTGTGATCAAGATGAAATTTTTGAAGTAAAATATCCAGATCTTGATTTGATCGGTGGAATTGTTAGTTAATAATGGAGAATAAGAATGGGAATATATAGAATCCCACTTTCTGGCGATACTTTTATAACACAAGAATATCTTTCTGGAAATGCTGGAAAGGATCCTGTTTTAGATGTGGGTGTTAAATATACTATAATTGACGATAGTAGATATATTCAAAGAATACTAGGTATAATCGATTTAAGTAATAATAGTGATTTACAAGCTAAAATAAACGATAGTTCTATTCCAAATCCAGTTGTTGATAGTACTGTTACTGCAATGTTAAAAATGTTTAATGTTGTTCGTGGACAAACACAAGCAAAAAGTTTTTCATTAGACGTTTTTCCATTAACTAGTGAATGGAATGAGGGTTCTGGATATGGTTTTAATGACGACAATGCATTATATATAACTGGATATGCTAATTATGTTTCTAGAAAATCTGGTTTGAATTGGACTGTTAGCGGTGGAGATTATTTAATTGATTCTAATTCTGCGACTCAATCATTTGATACAGGCAGTGAAGATTTATCTGTTGATATAACAAATATGTTAAAGAATTGGTTGTCTGGTGCTTCTGCTAATTATGGTTTTCTAATTAAAATGAAAGATATTTATGAGGGTCCTTCTTATTCGGCATCAGTTGATCAATATAGAAAAAGTTTCTTTGGCAAAGAAACGAGATTAATGAAGTGGCCAAGAGTAGAATTAACGTGGAATGATCAAATAAAAGATTATAGGAATATCTTTAATATTGGTGGAAGTGGATATCTATATTTTTATAATATAATTAATGGTGCATATGTAGATTTAGCTAATAATGGCGACTTTCCTGGGAGTGTTGCTATTGAGGGTGTCACATCTACTACATCTAATTCTTGGGTGACTGTAAGTAGTAATCTTACTTCTTTAGTTGGAACAAGAGTTAAACGTGGCATTTATAGAGTCACCATTCCTCATTTACCATATGTTTTATGGAACACATATAAATTATTTAGAGATAAATGGACAATAACTAGTGAAGTTAGTTTTATTTCTTCATCTGCTGTTTCTAATATAAATGTCATTAGTCCTTTTGCTTTTAATACTTATACAGATGTTTATTATAATGATTATAAACTTAATTTAAGAAATTTTTCTAATGAATATGAAAAAGGAGCAAAGTTAATAATTAGATTATTTTTGAAAGATTTATCAAAAACATATCAAACACTGACTGCTTCAAGTTCTGCTTTTATTTCTGAAGTTACTGATAATGGTTATTATAGAATATTAACAGATAAAGAAGAGATAGATATAGATTGGCAACCATTAGATTTTGATAAAAATGGAAATTTCTTTACATTAGATACTGCTAATTTAACGAAAGATTATAATTATAAAATAGATTTTAAATTAAATATAAAAGGACAAATTTTGTATTTTGATGGTGATAACATATCATCTAATTTTAGAGTAATATAATGGCTAATAGCACTACTGGATCTTTTTCTGGTAATTTTCGTAATTTAAATGAGTTATATAGATCATTTTTAGACGCTCAAACTTTGAGTTCTTATCTTGCTAACTCTTCTATGAGCGCTGATAAGTCTGCAAAACCATTAGTTAACTATAGTAATTTTAAAGAACATATATTCTTTGATAAAGCTATAAGAAAATTAGAATCTGCTTTTAATAAAATCTTTAATAATTATCCTATAGGTATATCTGCTACACCAGTCGCATCATTAACAGGTAAAGATGTTGCTGCTGTAAATTTATTCTTAAATGATTGTACTGATTTTGAAAAATATGTTGTAAATTATTTAGGTGGAGCAATATCAGAAGTAACAAATCAAAAACCTACAGTCACAGCAGCTGCAATTGTTAATGGTGTAACTAATCCATTAATAGTTATCTATAGAAATCTAAATAATTCAATATCTGGTTCTCAAGCTACATTAACGTCTAATCTGTATAACATGGCATTAAATTTTGATAATGGTTTTAATGCTATACAGAACATATCACTAACAGCAGATCATGATATTGCTTATATTAATAATGATGAAGAAATCATAAGTAGAATATTACCAAGCGCTGTATCAGAAAGAATATCTAGATCACATGATTTTACGGAATTAATTCCAGATGCGTATTTTTATAACGATATCGATAATAATTTAGAACGTTATCTTGCTGTAATGGGAAGAACTTTTGATGAAATTAAATTATATATTGATGAATTAGTTAATCTAAATACAATATCGTGGGACAAATATCATAGAACACCAGAAGGCTTATTTCAAACATTATTAGCTAAACAATATGGTGTTGATATAATATCTAATACATTAAACGAACAAATTAATTCTTATTTAAGATCTGTAAATAATAAATTACCATCATATAAAGTAGCAAATGTAATCTTTAATAGAATACTAAATAATTTAATATTCTTATTAAAAAGAAAAGGCACTAAAGAAGCTCTACAATCTATTATAAGGATATTTGGACTTCCAACAGATTATATTACTTTAAATAATTATGAATATTATGGTGAAGAGCAAGTAAGAAATAAAGTAGATTTTGTTAATACTAGAGTGTTAGATAGTAATACAACTAGTGGTAAAATAATATTTGATCCGCCTTTGTCTAGTTATTTTGCATTTCCTGGTGATTTTACAATAGAGGCTAGAGTAACTTTAACTGGTGCTTATAATCAACCTAATAGTGGTATAATATTTTGGTATGGCAATTCTACAAGTGGATATCATTTAGCTTATAAAGATGGTCAATTTTTCTTTAGAGTTAATGATATCACAGTTAAAACTTCAACAGCAGATGCTACAACAGTTGCCAATGCGATGCAATCTGGTTGGGTTAATGTATTTGGTGAACGATATCAAAATTTAGCTACTGTATATGCTTCTTGGATTGACACAACTGTCACAACTGGTACTTTGAATACTGTGCAGTCTAGTGGTGCTGACTATGTTGATACAGTCATCCTTAGTGGAGTAACAAGTTGTTTATCTGGTTTTATGTTGGGCTCATCTGGCGGAGCTAGTGCTTTTATTGGCTTTTTGCAAGAAGTAAAAGGTTTTACAGTTCCTTTATCTGACACAGACAGATATGAACACACAAAGAATTTTGAAAGTGTTTCTGTTACTAATACTTCTAGTGGTTCTGCTTCGTCTTTACGTTTTTGTTTCAAATTAAAAGAAAATAAAACTATTATTGATCCTTATAATTATATCATAGATAGTAGTGGAAATTCTGTTACTGGTCACTTTAATAGTTCTTTATCTGGTTTTAATCCTTATGCATTATATGAATTAGAAAGAAAAGAAACTGAGTATTCTACTTTCGGTGGTTTTGTTGATGACAATATGGAATTTACTATTAATGATCCAACTACAAATAGTAAAGTTGTCAATAAAGGTGTAATTGTGATGTCGTTTGCTCCTATAGAAGCTGTTAATAGAGATATAGAAAATGTTTTAGGCAATTTTAATTTAGGAAATTTAATAGCAGATCCAAGAAACTTTTTAAGTTCTGCATCTGGATATGATTATTATCCTGCTATGATTGCTACAGCTGATAATGTATTTAGAAGATATAATAATAGTAGATTAAATTTTAATTCATATATAAAAGCTATAGATGAATTTAGTCCTGTTGTGCAAGCTTTAATACAAATTGCAGATCAATTTATACCAGCTAGGTCTAAACTTGTTTCTAAAGGTACATTCATTGAGTCTCATATTTTAGAAAGAAATAGGAATAAACAATCAAATCTTAATTATATTTCTGAAGATGACGCTACGACTGCTACAGCAAAGCAATTACAACAGTTTTATGAAGATGAAACGCTTGATAGTCTGTTTGATTTGATAAACGATCCAATATCATCTCAATATTGGGATGATCCTGTTAGAGAATGTTTAGTTAGAGCATTAAATAATCCTTTAACATCTATAGATAACATAAATAATGCAATTGGTTTAAATTCGATTGATATGATATTTGATTCTTCAAGTTATTTTGCATTTACTGGTGATACATCTATATATATTAGTAGTTCTGGATTTGGTAACTCTAAAAATGTTGTTTATAAATTAAGTCAAAATAATTTTATTTTACCATATATACAAGAAATTGCTAATCCAAAAGATGTCGCTATATTATTTACAACAAATAGAAATGTTATAGAAAATTCATTTTCGTTATCTGCTCAAGAAGATAGATTAACTATAACTGGAAATGCTAAACTAATTAGAACTAATACTGGTAAGGTTATTACTTCTCAGAACAATACATTTAGATTAGAATTTCCAAATGATAATGGTTTCAATCTTATATCTTTAACTGCAAATGGAACAACTTTAAATGGTTTATATTCTGAACATATTTTAAATAGTAAAGCTGGTATTGATTTTAAGATTACTAGTAATGAATGGGATACATCTAGAGGTATCCAAAATTTAAGGATAGTAAATTTAATAAGTGGTAATTCACAAGAATTTCCATTAATAATATTAGCCACTACAGCAGATGCTGCTAATCTTGCTGGAGGTCAGTTAGTTATAAAAGTTGGAAAAGCAGTTGTTTAATATTTATTATAAATAAATAATAGGAGTACGAAAAATGGGATTTATCGATTCAACTTCGGCGAGTGTTGAAGCAGTCTTGACAAGAAGAGGTAAAGAACTACTTGCTAGAAATGACGGTTCTTTTAAAATTGCTAAATTTGCTTTTGGTGACGATGAAGTAAATTATCAATTGTATAATATAAGTACAGACAATGATTCTGGTATTTTAAATTTACCTATATTAGAACCTAGTTCAAATGAAAACGCTGCTTTAAGATATAGATTAATAACTTTACCAAAAGGAGCAGTTTCTATTGCTACATTGCAAGTTTTACCGAATTATGTGCAATTAGCAGGAACAAATTCTAATGATGGTTTAACAAGAGCTGTAATAATTGTACAAACAATTGGTGGTGTTGACAATACTTATACTGTTATATCTAGAGATCCTACAATGGTAAGTGCAAATGTCACAAGTCAAGGTGCTATATTACCTGGTCAAGCAACTGATATCGGGTCACAAGGAATTGTGTTAGTTGAATCTGCTGGTAGAAAGAGTGGTCAAACAATTGTTGATATAATAGGTAATGACACTGGTGCTGCTGCAACTGTTGTGGTGTCTATATTTGCTGAATCAAAATAATAATATTGGAGTAATAATATGTCATTTATCGATTCTAGTTCAAGCGTCATACAAGCGACATTAACAAGACGTGGTAGAGAATTGTTAGCAACAGATAGTTCTAAATTTAGTATAACTCAATTTGCTTTTGGTGACGATGAAATGAATTACACTTTTTTTGACGGATCTAGTCCTGATGCTGACAATTCTGCAATGTTAGCGCTTCCTGTTATAGAGCCTGCTTCAGAAAATTTAAGTCCATTAAGATGGGGAGTTGTTACATATAAAGCCGGTAATCTTAGTGTTGCTGACATAGAAGTTCCTAAAAAACCAGATGGAACTGATAGAAAATTAACTTTTATCACAGGTGTTCAAAATTTACTTACTGTTAGAACATTAAGAGCTTATGATAATTTATATTATGTAACATCAAATGATCCAAATGTAGTTGCTCCTATTAGAGATCAATTTACTTCTATACAAGATACCACTAAATTTGATTTACCACAAAGTCAATCTAAGGGAGAGTTATTGTTTAATGTTCCTGGCCATGCTGGTGATACAACGACTATAACAGTAAAAGGTAATAATTCTGGAATTATAAAAGTTCTTAAAGTACAACTTTATGACACTATAGAAGAAGCTCATGCAGATGCTTTTAATTAAAAATCTTATATTTAGAGATATTAGTAAATAAAATGGAGTATTAAAATGAATTTAAATGCACTTGATTCATCAAATGATGTTGTAAATACATATTTAGATGTACCTAATGTATTAACTACTCTAAGCACTACTGCTGGAGCTGCAGCTAGTGGAGTTTGGTTGATGGTTTTGAACTCTACTAGTGCAGGGCTTCTTCCAAGAGTTGATTGCAAAGGACTTCTTTCTAATATTGGTATTAGTGCTGCATTTAGAATGTTAGCTAATTATTTTTATGGAACTGGAACATATATAATTGATGCTAATAATGGTGTAACACAAAATACTACAATTAAAGCCATTCAATTCTCAAGACCATATATGAATGAAGGTTTGTATAAAGGAACTATTACAGCAGTTATAAATGCAGAAGCTGCAGGAGCATTAACATCTATTGATGTTCCTGATCAAAATTCTGAAGGTTCTGCATTTGGTTTAACTGGTGCTATGGTTGATATGTGGAATCCTACAAGTAGATGGGGAACTGTATTCTATGATTATGGTGTGATAGTATTTAGTAATAGTCAAGGAACAACTGGCGCAATATTTTCTGCAGGTGGTGCTAGTGGATTTAATTGGGGTGCTACTGCTATAAATGGTATTTATCTTTCTAGTTTAGCTTATAAAACAAGAAATATATTAAAACGTTCAATATATTTTTGTAGAGCAAAAAATAAAGAGTTTAATTATACATTTAATCCAACAGCTAGACAATCTAATGGGACTGTATTACAATCTTTATCTGCTAATCCTACAACTTATATAACAACTATTGGCCTATATAATGATGCAGATGAATTAATAGCTTTAGCAAAAGTTAGTCCAGCTAAAAAGAAGAGTTTTAATTCAGAAGCAGTATTTAGAGTACAACTTGACTTTTAATAAGGCGAATAATGGCAGGCGGTAATCAAGAAGATAAACAGCAAACAAGAGATACAGGTAAAACATCTATCTCACAAGATTTAGCTATTGTTGGAAATGTATCAATAAACAATCCAATAGAATATAAAATCTTATCGTCAACTAGTGAACAATATTCTGAAGTTGGACAAATTAATAAAGTTTATATTAATGATACTAATGTATTAACATCATTAGTTGCTTTTATTAGAGGTGTTCAAAAAGATTTTGCAACTGGAAGTTATCCAGCAAATGCTTTGTTTTATTATTCTGGTGATTTTCGTCCTGTTGCTACTGGTTCTGCGACTGCATTATATGAGTTACTTAGAGGTTATTTGTATAGAAATGATGATGATATGACAGTACATACTATAACTTCTGTAATTCAAAGTAAAACATCTACATCTGCATTAACAGGATTTAGAATGTTAATGTTTGATAAAAGTATAAAAGCTGATATGATAAAACCAAATAGTTTTAGATTATCAATAGCTCCTTATTCAACAACAGTTCCAAAACCAACGGCATTATTTTTATCTAATTCTGCTATTATAGATAATGTTACAACTGGATCTTATGCTCAAATAGCTGGTATTAATAGCTTGCTTGGTAGTTTATCTACTGGCGTTGTTGGATCAGTTTTAACTGGTTTTACTGTTAGGATGAAAATTCGACCACGTCCGAGTGGTTCTAATATTCAAACATTATTTCATAGAAGAGTAGCTGATTATGCAATGTCTGCACAAGACTGGGTAGCATGGTTAAAAAGCTTTTTTGGAGGCTCTCCTGATCCGCATGGAACTGATAATAGTATTGCATTATGGAAATATGGAAATTTAAATAATTTTAATACATGGTTTGCTGTACAATCAGTAAATTTTGGTACATTTGATTATTCTCAGTATTTGCTTCCTGGAGTATCTGGTGGTGGATCTGCTTATCTTAATTCATTTAGTGCAATTTTTTATATGTATAATATAGGCGGTGCTCAAATATTTTGGGCAGCTAGTGCGAATACTAATACTTTTGGTGTAGATGTTGATCCTTCTCATATGTATAATTCTGTTACTTATACATGGTTATCTTTATGTTCTAGTATGACATCTACAACTTTGAAATCTACTGTTGCTTACCCATTTAATGTTTCTGGCCCTGTAACTGCATATCTTAATCAAAATATATTTAGATATACTGCAGCTTCTGGAGCTTCTCCAAGTTATTTAGGTGCAAATGTTGTTATATATAATCAACCTAATAGTTTGCAAAAAGCTAGGGATCTTCCAGCATCTATACCTTTTTATATATTAGCGCAATAACATGATAACACAAGATCAATTATACGCAAGAAGAGATAATCCAGATACATATCAACCTTGGGATGGTGTGTTAGCTGGATTTGATAAAACTGCTAAAAGAATATTTTTTGTATTACAAGATGCTAGAGAAACTGAGACTCCGTGGATTAATTCTGCTTCTTCTTGGACTGATATAGCCTTTGATTATGTTGATTTATTTGATAGTAAATATCATAATGTTATGTTTGCTTGGTGTATGAGTTCTGTTTTAACATCACCAATAAATGGAACTTATCAAGATGTAATTAGAAAAGGATTAATTGGTGTTGATAATTTTATATTTTATCCAATGGATGACGGATATTCATCAATATCTGGTAAGTCTACTCCTTTTACTTTTGCTTTTGATAATGCTGGTAATCCCACTAATTGGTCATTTGGTGGTTATTATCCAGATAGAGATTCTGCAACTTCAAAATCTACAAATCCAAAAGCAATTAAATGTTTTAATGGAGAAATAGAAAGTATTACAATTTGGGACACAGTTTTAACTGCTGATGCTGTTTTAAATAGCAATTCTTTAGTTCAAAGTGATGTTAATGGGACTTGGGGTGCTGCTGCAAGAGGTGATCATCCTTTAACTAGTAGTAGTTTAGCAAATTATAAAAGTAATTGTGTTGCTCATTTTCAAATGAGAGAAGGAACTTTAACAAATAGACTAATAGTAGATCAAGCAGGAACTACAGTGTCTGGTAATCAAACTGCTCCTACAACTGGGCATACATTATACTTTATTGGTGGTAATTCTAATTTATTTGGTTTATGGGATTATATTATATATGATGTTGCTCAAGGTAATCCAACTATAAGTTTTTCAAATGGATATTTACAATTTGTTGATGAAGCTGGATTAATAAGAAATATAGGAACTATTTTTTATGATTTAGGAATTGTTATATTAGATAATGAATACGTTAATTCTATTACCAATACTGCTTCTGGTTTACCCTTTTTACAAACTATATCAACTTCTGGAATGGGTTTTGCTAATTTAACTGGTTTTAATATTCATTACGTTAATTATGATAGTGTAAATACATTTCAAAGATTAATTATGACTACAAAAGCAGAGGGTGATGAATTTAACATAACGCAAAATCAAACAGGTATTATAAAACAAACTGGTGAGCAATTATTAACTACTAATCCTGGAACTTATATCACAACTGTTGGTTTATATAATGCCGCAAATGAATTACTTGCAGTTGCAAAATTAGATAGACCTATTAGAAAAGATGAAGATCATACAGTAACAATAAATATTAATATAGACTTTTAATGGCAGACGCATCATACATAGCTCCTTATATAGGTTCACAAGATTTAGAACCTTATCATAGTAGACCAAAGAATAGATATCTTAATTCAACAGTTGCATTAAAACGTCTTGATGCTATAACTGACATTCATTTTGATAGAGCAACTGTAAATTATATAGGAAAATTAGTAGCTCCAGAGCCAACGTTATCATCTTGGACAGTTCATACAACTAGTTCTAATTCTGCTTATGCTTTTGCAATAGGACAGATAATGTTAACAAGAGATATATTACCAAAATTACCTATTACACCTACTAGTTCTTTGACAGCATTTAATCTTATTTTTAGAAATTCTACTACAGCTTTAGATATAACAAATGATCCATTGTTAGGCTTAGGAAAAATTGGTGTTATATCTATAAAGAAAGAGAAATATGGAGATTTTATAAGAGCCAACACTCTTTCTGCTATTACTAAAAATCAACAATATATTAAAGATGCAGGATCTGCTTCTAAATTACATGGGATAATGGTTCAAGAAGGACCTGGTTTTGTTTCTTTAACTGGTTCTTCTTATTTTGCTGCTATTGATGCTTGGACAGGATATAGTAGTGGAATAATGTTTCCAGATGGTCTTAATTGGGCTTGGAATTCTTATCTTGCTGGTGGAGATACTAGTGGTTGGATATCTTATGGAAATCCTTCTTTTTATTTAACTTATATTCCTTTAAGATGGTGGGGTGTTTTAGTTGGAAATGGTGGTACTTATTCTGGTGTTGGCGTTACTGGAACTTTGACATCTAATAAACTATTTTGTGTTGCATCATATGGAAATACATCTGGTGCAGCTAATGATATTGTTTTAGTTGCTCAAACTGCTTCTACTTCTATTACTGCTAATACTGATGGAGGTGGTGGCGGTATTAGAACTCTTGTTGCTAATTTTACAACTCCAACAACAGGAACTGTAACTGCATTTTTTATGTGTAGAAGTGGAGCTAGTACATCACGTTTAGATATGTTAGAGATAAGAGAACAAACAGATTGGACATTTCAATTATGGCAAAAATCTAGTCCTACTCAAACTGATGGATCAACTATAGCTAGTAAGGCTCTTCATTATATTAATGGAATTGGTTGGAGTATGGGAAGAGTTGCCGGAACACCTAGACTTGTTATGACTTTTTGGGATGATCAACAAAACTACGATCAATTAGCATCTCCTGTTGGAGTTAATATAAACACGGGTAAATGGCAATTATTAACATTTTCATTTAGTAGAAGTGCTGGTGCTAAATTATATATTGACACTACATTAGTAGACCAAAGAAATCCTTGGACACTTGCTTCTATGATTAATTCTCATCAATTTAATATTGGTGTGAATATGGATCAAGCTGGTTTTTATAATGGTAATATAGGTGAGATGTTATGGATTAAAGAATATGCAGTTTCTCAACAAGACATTATAAACACGTATACATATGGAATGCCAACTGGTTATCATAATGCAGTAACTGTTGCTCATTATTATTGGATGGGTAATAGTGATTCTACTAATTATATGACAAATGTAGGATATAGTGACGCTCCTACTTTAGTACATTATGGATTAGGTCGTTTTCCATCTCAATTAAATGCTCTTTCTGCTGGATATATTTATTATGATTTAGGAATTGTTGCTATTCATGGTCCTTCTACTGCTTTAATTGATGCTATATCTTCTGTTAGTTCTGTTAATTATCAATCATCTATAAAGATGACAACATTAGCAGCTTTTTGTAGTGCTCAAACAAGAGAATTAAATTATTCTACAAATGATACTGCTTTTTATATTCCATCAATTACAGCAGATCCAACTTTTGAATCTACTACAGCATTAGATGATTTCGTATCAAGTGGATTTCAATGGGGTCAATGGCCAGCAACTGCTGATCATTCGAAATATTATCTTAGAGAAACACAAAATCGTACACCTTATATTACAACTGTTGGTCTTTATAATGAAGAAAATGAATTATTATTAATCGGAAAATTAGCTCAGCCTATACGAAAACCAAAAAATATTCCAATAACTATAAAAGTTCAATTTGACTTATAATCTTAGAAAAATATTAAAAGAGATATATAAAAAAATTCAAAATGCTTCAGAAGCTGGTAAGCGTACTTTGATAGCATATGATGGTAGGTTGTATGATATGAATGTTTCTTATTTAAAAAATGACATAGAAACACATCTTGGTGTAATAAGAGCAGAATATCCTAACACTTATAAAAGAATAGAAGATGATAGTCCGCATGAAACAATGCAAAAAGCATTAAAATTAGGATTTATTAGAGCTAATTTTTGGGGTCAACATGAAGCACAATTAGAATTTGATTTTTTGACCGAAAAAGCTAAGATGACTTTATATAAATTATTAAAAGAAAAAAATATTCATCAAATAGTTTTAGATGAAAAAGGTAGAAGTTATTCTATGTATATAGACGATTTTATAGAAAAATATTTATAAACTAGTTTACTTTTTACAATATTTATATTATATTTAAATACAACATAAACGAGAGGTTTTAGACACATCAATGTTCACTTAATAAATAAAACAATTATTTTTAAAATGGCTGAAGAAGCAAAACTTGCTATCGAAAGTAGCTTGGATCGTGTAATTTACTTTTGTACAAAAATAAAATTCTACAAAAGTAAAGATTTAGTCTTATAAGGGCTTCTTCTTGTTCTTCGAACAAAAATTACTATAATGGTTAATAAACTTTCAATTTCACTCACATATAATAAACATTACAACATTAAATCAATGATGTGTTTCGATGGGAGTAATGTTTTCGATTACGCAATAGAATCATTAGAAAATTCATTTTTATTAGATTTATTCAATAGAAATGATGAAATTGTTGTGTTTGATATAAAACAATTTTTGAAATTATACTGTCATAAAAATATAGAATTATGTCCAGCTAAAGTAAAGAAATTATATTCTGTTAAATTAGCTCATCATTTAAAAGATTCTAATAATAAAAATATAGAAATAACTGATATATTTGATAATCAATATATAAAAGCTAATATTGATAGAATAAAATCATTTATTAAAATATATACTCTAGACAAATATTTAGATTTGATTCCAGATTATATACTACGAAATTATAATATAGCTTGTGCTACAGCTTTATATAATTATGAATTCAATATAGATAATATATATTATTATCATGATTTAAAATACAGTATATACATGCTAGCATTATGTGAACAAAATGGCATTAAATGTTTATCTAAAGATGTAAAGAATATAAATGGATTTATATATCCAGATTATGAATATGATTCTACATACACAGGTAGATTACAAAATAAATATCCTATAAACCTCCAGAATCTTTCTAAAGATGATGTTATAAGGAAGCAATTAGTCTCTAGATATGATGGTGGTAAAATTTTATTAGCAGATTGGGATTCTATAGATCTTAGAGTATTATTTGCAATGGCACACGAGATGATATTCACACCAGATTTGCATTCAGAAGTAGCAAAAATAGTATTAGAAAAAAATATAATAACAGAAGAAGATAGAAAAAAGATAAAAGAGATAAATTTTAGTATTGTATACAGTGCAGGATTAGATAGTGTAAGTCAAAAAACTGGAATACCTAAAGAAGAATTGATTGAATTGTTAAAGAAATTATTCATAAGATTTAATAATGTAAAGAAATTTGTTGTGGAAACAAGAGATTTTGTTTTAAATAATGGATACGCGAAGTCTTATTTTGGTAGAAAACGATTTTTAAATAAAGATGAGACAACTAAGTTTGTTAATTCTACTATTCAAATGACATCTGCTGATATATGTATGAGAGCTATAGATGGAATACAAAGTGAAATAGGTGATTTTCAATTTATTAAATTAATACCATACATAGTTTATGATAAATTAGCTATAGATTGTCATCCAAATTGGGTAGAAGATGGTGCAAAAGTTTTAAATAAATTAATGAGTTATTATGCTCCAGGAAAATTAGGAGCAAAAGTGAATTTTCCTATTAAAATAGAATATAGAGAAACACTATGATAAAAGAATCTATGATAGACCCTTCTCCGTTTACTCCTGATGATGTAATCTCTCATTATCATGATAGATCAGTTTGGGGTGAGCAGAGAAAAGAACCAAGACCAAGAGCATTGTCTAATAATAAAACATTAGAAAATTTATATAGAGTTCAACAATTGTATTATGATATAATGGAATTAGTTGATGATAAAATTAGAGAAAAATATGGACATGATGAAAAAAATCTAAAAGAAGTAAGATTGAAAATGCAAAATAGAGCAGATAATAAAGTTAGATCAGACAATCAAGGACAGTTATTTGTTCAGATAGGTAGACTTTATTACACTGGAAGTGCTAAAGAATATGAAAAATATTTTAATTCTACAAAAAAAGCATTTAATTCAGTCCTTAAAGAAATATCTAAAGAATTATCAGATACAATAAATGATAAAGCATTTGCGGAAGATGGAAAACCATTGAAATTAGATCAGTTACAGGAGAAAAAGTAATGAAAAAGAATATATTGTTAGCATCATTTATAAAAAGAGATAAGTTAGACGAAGCATTAGATATTTTGAAAAACACTAATAAAGTATTAAATAATAAAGTATTCGTGCTTAGAGATTCAGCGAATAAAAATAAACTTATATTAACTTATAATATACTAATAGAAGATGATAAAATTGATTTTGATAAGCTAATAAAAGGGACTATATCTTTACATAGAAAGAAAGAAACAAACACTCTTTATACTTTAAATGCTTTAAATGAAGTTGTTAAATCAGAAAATGATAATAAATTAGACGAAAGTTATGTTATACAATGGGAAAAACATAGAAATTGTATATTGATTGCTCCAAAGAATAAAGGATTAATTAAAATTAAAACAGTTTTAGAATCTGTTAAAAATATATAATGAGGAAAATATGAAGAAACAAGATATTACAGTATCAGTTGTGGTTTTAGCAGAAGGTGCACCTGAACAAGCTATAGACAAAACTTTAAAAGATATTTTTTCACAAACTTGGAGAAATATAGAAGCTATTGTTACATATACAAAAGGAAAAGATTTTGATGCAATGAAAGACAGATGGCTAACATTTCCAGCTAATATATTTTGGTGTGAGTGCGATAATGTTGGTGAATTGTTAGTTAAACCTTTTGAATTTTGTAAAGGTGACTATATTTTTTATAAAAGCGTTAATCCAATCATTTGGTACCCAAGGCATGTTGAGCACCATTTAGAAATGTTTGAAGAGTCTAGATTTGAAGGAAAATGGTCTTATTCTTTACTAGAGATGAAAGATGCTGGTGTTCAAGAACCAATGAATAATATTGGTTGGAGAATTGATATGCCAAAAATTGAACAAGCATTATTTGATGAATTTTGTCATTCTAAAGATGTAAAAGTTGATTGGAACACATGTATAGCTCAACAAAATGGCGTAACACAATTCGTTCCAGGATTACTTTTAAAAACTCTTAAAAATTACAGATTAGTTAATCCAAAAGAAATAACTATAACTTTTTATGTGTCTCAACAACAACAGCAACAAGTTGTATTAGGTGCACCAGCAAATGATAATATTAAAGAAACAATAGCTGAAATAAACGGAGACATGATTATAACAAAATCATATCCAACTATTGTTGGAAATGTTCAATTTTCTGAAAGAAATAAAAATTTGTTAAGTCAAGTCAACGCAGACGAAGTTTTTAATATTGCTGTTAAGAGATCAATGGGTATGGGTGATGTATTATTGACAGAACCTGTGATTAGAGCTCTTAAAAAGAAATATAAAAATGCAAAAATTAAGTTATTCACTACTGCTTATTCTACAGCAGATCAACTTGTTAAACTATTTCCTGCTTTAGATAGTTTTGAAATAATTGGACAAGATAAATTAACAACAGATTATTTATCAACAGTTGAAGGATTTAATCTTAAATTTGATCTAGATTTATCGTATGAATCAAGACCAGGTGTTAGATATATTGATGGATATCTTGAAGTATGTGGATTTACAGAAGAATTACAAGAAGTAAATGGTGAATTAGCTATAACAAGAGGTGTTAATGATGATGATTTAATTCCACAATTGAATTATAACAAAGAACCTATTATCAAAGAAAAATATATTTCAGTTGAATTATTGGGTTCAGGATGGGGCGGTAAAGAATGGCCAGTTGAAAAATGGAATAACATATTAACAAAAATTAAAAATATGGGTTATAAATTTGCATATATTTCTAATGTAAAAATGGGATTATATACGCAAAATGTAGATTATGTTAATACTGAAAATAATTTTAATACAGTTTTAAATTATGTAAAATATGCAGATTTTCATATTGGAAGTGACGCTGGTCCATTACACATAGCATCTGCTTTTAATAAACCAACATTTATAATTTCTGGAGCAGCTCTATCTAAATATACTACGCCTTCAAAGAAAGTATTCTCTGTGTCAAAAGAAGGATTAGATTGTTTAGGTTGCAAACATAAGATTTTTTATGAACAAAATGGACCTAATTTAACATTTGTGCCTAGATGTACAAATCCTAAACAATATGAATGTATGCAAGCTTTAGAAGTAGATTATGTTTTAAATAAATTTGAAGAATTTTTAAAGGTTAATAATATACAGGTGTAAAATGATTAAAACAGTACAAATGGATAAACATATATATTCTTTAGAATTTGTTGATGAAAATGGAAAATATCATTATGTATATTTTAATGATGATAATAAATCTGAACTAAAAAGTAAAACTAAAGAATATAAAAAGAACGGAACTTTAACATTTATATCAATTAAAGGAACTTCTGCTATAAGTGATACATATAATCCTCAATATGTTAGAGTTTCTAAGGTCCTCGAAATGTATATAAAGGAGGAAGATAATGAGCGAGAAACGGTACCTGATGCAGGGCAAAGTAGCACCATACAAGATTCCGAAGTGTGAAGAATGTGAAATAATATGGGGTGTTAAATTATACTTTGACGAAAAAACTAGTGAGGTATTGTCTGAATATATTAATTTTAATGTAACATATGACATAAATAAAGAAGATAAATCTTATAAAAGAAAGATGAAATGCTCAAGATGTAATTTTGAAAAAATTGAGAATGCTATATTTTCTACAGAGCAAGAATTTTTAGAAGCTATTGAAAAAATAGGTAAATAAATAGTTTACTTTTGACGAAAAATGTATTATATTTATAAGGAATAAAAATATGAAAAAAGGTAATATTAGAGCTTGTATTAATCTTCTTAGAGAAGCAAAGACTATAGAAGATCTAGTTTTAGTTAGAACTATATTAGTACAAGAAAACGCAATGAATCAAAGTCTAGAATTTGCAATTAGAGCTTATGATAATAAGAATATGGGTGATATGACAAATTTTATATTCGGACCATCGCCTTTAGGTTCTGGACAGGGTTTGATAGCAGACTTAATAAAATTAGCAGAAGAAAGAGGAGAATAATGAGTAAAGAAGAAGTAGCATTAGAATTAACTAAAATATATTTTAAAAGTTGGGCTTCTGTAGGTCTTAAAGAATTAGAAGAAGTGTATTTTGGATTTTTAAATAAAATAAAGGAATAATAATATGATAAGCGAAGAAATTCGTCAGTTTTTAACAGAAAAATATGGTTTTGAAGTTGGCAATTTTGTAGTTATAGCAGAAGGTAAAGACGAAGAAGATTTGAATTATACACTTGCCGGACCAACAATGAAAATATCTGGATTGCTTTCGTGGATGAACACATTTGTAAATACAAGCGGATTTAAACACAACTATAAAGAAGATTCAAGAAAAACTACTGAAGAAAATAACATATACACATGAATTATTTCATAATTTATTGCGCATTGTGGACTATATATCTTTGTATTTGTATATATAGTTTATTTAGTAAAAATAAAATAGAAGCAATGTGGGACGAAAGCACTAAATTTTGGGATTAAAAATTAAATGATTCATTTAATAGCTCGTTGTGGTATCGGTGATATTATATCTCACCTTGCAAGAATTGACGATATAAAACAAAGATATGGAGATGAAGTCAAATTTTGGCTTGGTGGTTATAATGAAATACCAAAATTGTGTAAAGAATTGCTTAATTTCAACAAGATTGACGCAGAAGTAGTTAAAGGTTGGAATGCAATTCAACAGAATGACATGATTTTGAAATATGTTAAGAATAAAGCTGCAGATAAAGATGTCATTATAGACTTAAATTTTGAATCTGATATATTCTCTAATAGAACTCCAGATTTCTATAAGTATGATATGAAGTTTCCATTCGATTATAACGGAGAAGCTTTTGATGATACTTTCTTTAAAACAGGACAAATCATAGGTTTGCAGATAAAAACGACTACTGGAGCTCCAGATTTTGATCATGGTGGTCAAAGATTTTGGTCTATAGATAATTGGAAAAAACTTATAGACATATTAGTCAGAAATGGTTATAAGGTTGCTATATTCGGTGGAAAGAATGATAGTGGAGACATAAAAGAATCTGAAAAAGTTAAAATATATTGTGGAAAAATTAACATACAACAAACAATATATGCTATAAAACAATGTTCTAAATTTATTGGAACAAATTCTTGGATGTGGGAAGCCGCTGCATTTAGCGGAATATCTACTATATGTTTATATTTTACAAATACTTTCTTTTTACCATTACATATTCCATTTAAATATTCAGATATTCACAAAAATTTATACATAGAAACAAATCCAACAGTCACACCAGAAAAAGTTTTTAGTTCATTTAATTTTAATGAAGATGCTAAAATATCTGCTTGCATTATAACTCAAGACGAAGCTGGTTTATTAAATAGTTGTTTACAAAATCTAAAAGGATACGTAGATGAAATTGTTATTGTAGACGGTGGTTCTAAAGACAATACTGTAGAAGTTGCTAAAACGTATACAGACAAAATATTTTTTAGACTATTTGACAATCACATGAATCAAAAGAATTTTGCATTAGAACACGCAACTTATGAATGGTCTTTAATTCAAGACACAGATGAATATTATGAATATGGATTTTTGAATAATATGAAGAAGTATATTGCTCAAAATCCTACAGTAGACATGTTTTTAACTCCAAGAATTAATATCATAGAAGATCTAGACGACGAATTAGTTAGAAAATATAATTGGAATGTGCAACCATTTTTTAAATGGATTAATTATCCAGATCCTCAAGAAAGATTATTTAAAAAATGGTTGCACATTCCAATTATA